GAAACTGCACACTTACGTGGCAAATCTAAGTTTTATGTAGCTGGTTGGGTTGCAAATCGTGAATGCGAAAACCCTCAAGCGATGCCTGAGTCTTGTAAAGGTGATATTGTCGTTGAAAGATGGCATGAAGAATACCTTGCAGGTTATGGAGATTCAGTTGCAAATGGTGAATGTCTAATGACAGAATGATATAAATAAAACTATATCACACGATTCATAATGGCGAGGTACGAAATGCAGTTCGAAGCTTTAAAAGCTAAACTGAATCACATCGAAATGATGGGACAATGGTACCAACGCTATGATATATCTAAGTCTGCTTTAGAAGCAAATAAAATAATTGAGGATATTCAGAAAGAATTGAATAAGCCTCATATTCTAGATCGTGGATGGCCGGGTGGTATGAGTAGAAAATAATGGAGGTAACTATGGCGTTGCTAGAAGATATTGTTGATTTTTGTAAGAAAGAATTGAGCATCCCCCAAGACATTTTAGTGTCTGTTGAACGGGAAGATATATCAGAAGATAATGTTAAAGGTTGGACTACTGATTCTGCTGAAGATGATGAGTATGATATTGAAATAGATGCACGTCTTGGTTTCAAAGAAACTATCTTAACTGTGTGCCATGAAATGGTACACGTTCTCCAATTACACGAAAATCGTGAGCTTGATGAAAATGAAGCTTACGAAAAAGAGGAGTTACTATATACAAAGTATATAAATAACTCCAAGTAGTCATCCCTACTATAAAAAGGATTTTTTTGTTTAAATAAAAAAGGAAAGTATATGTTTAAAAAACTACTAGTCGCGACGGCGGCAATGGCAATATCTGCAACAACGTTTGCTGGTATTAGTCTTTCGGGTTTGTACGAGGGTACACTAGATTCACATGGTGCTTACACTCAAGACATAACAACTACAATGAAAGGCACATCTGGAAGTTCTACAGTTACTGTAGTTTTAGATGGAGCTTTTGATATAGATGATATGTATGTAGAAACAACTACTGGTCCTCTAACATTTACGTTAGGTGATAAATCTGGGGATGACCCGGATTCAGTTTCTATCGGTGTTAAAGCAACATCAGGTGGATTCACAGTAGGATTAAATCAAGTCTCAGGCGAGTCAACAACTATCGATGTTGGTGGCGCACTTGCAGGTATTACATTTAATGTTACAGATGTTACTAATTCCGAAAGGGAAACCACTGCTACTTATGAAGTGGCGGGTGTAAAAGCTACAGTTGTACATAATAAAGTTACCGCAGGTAACAATATTGATACAACAATTGCAACAACAATGGGTGGTTTAACATTAAGTGCTAATCATGATTCAAATGCAGACGGCACATCAGAAAATGGTGGTTCAGTATCTAGAGTTTTTGAAGGTTTAGGTACAGTTAAAGCTGAAATGTCTAAAACAGGTGCTGATGTTACAACTAAAACATTTAGTTTAACACGTGGTATCTGGACAGGTGAGTGGGAAAAAGTAGGAAGCGCAGATGGCGTTACTACTCTTAAAGCTAGTCTAGCATTTTAAAAAAACTTAGTAGCATGATTTAATAACTAAGTAATCGAAGGTTTTCCTTATTAGGCCTTCACAATGGGGGATATATTTTTATATATTCCCCATTTCTCTATGTACATTTACGTATAAATATGTTATAATAGTACAATGAATGAATCACAATATAGAGTTCCCCTTGGTGACGGTAGAGTCAAAGTAACCTTATGGAGGAACTGGTTAAAACACAAATTTGACAATCCTGATTTATGGTGGATAGAAAAAGAACCACTACTAATATTTCCTGATTGTATGAGACCAATTGATAATAAAGGAGAAAATGATGACTGAAATGAATCATAGAAAATTAATGGGTGAATACTATAAAGATGATGGTAGTGTTGCTAAATTATATCAAGTTATAAATGGAATGGATGGTGAACATTCGTTTTTTTCAATAACATATAAAGATGCTACAGGTATTCGAATGACGACTGAAGATTTTAAATATAAATCTTTAAGCTATGTTGAAGATGCTGCAGAAAATTGGCAACGAGGAATTAAACAATTATTAACGGAGTAAAAAATGGCAACTTTCGATTTTGGCTTTACGCTTGTAGATGAAGATGAATTAGATGTAGCTCAACAAGTAGCATCATCAGCAGCTTCAGCAACAAATGTACAAACAAAGCTAGACAATTTATATAATGCTATTACACCATTGCTCAATAACCTTAAGGCAAATCCTGAAAAAGAATATATTAAATGGCCTAATAGAGTTGACAAAGTAGAAGCATTTGAAGGTCAAATATTAAAAATTTATAAAGGTTAACTGTTTACATTTGCAGTAAACTATGGTATAATATAACTATATTAAATAAAAAAGGATTTACATTATGGCCAAACGTAAGATGAGTGAAGAAGCTAGAAAAGCAGCAGCTGCTAATCTAGCTAAAGCAAGAGCGGCTAAAAAGCCAGCAGCATATAAAAATATAGCTCCAAACGTGTTGGCATTAGAAGATGATAATGGTTTATCTGTAGTGAGCATAAAGCGGTATTTAAAGGCCCAGAAAGAGAAAATAAGTGACTTGAAGAAGGCTGTTCATCGAAATGAACGAGGTGCTTTAGCTAAGATAACTGCAGCCCAAGCTTATGTGAGAGGGCTGAATCAATACTTACGTGATGGTATGTACCCTTTTGATTTTTATGGTGAGAATGAAGAATTTAGATTATATCATGAAACAATTGCACCAGCATATAATGCAGATGGTTCATTAAAAGTTAATTCTGAATTGCAAAGAATGATTGATGCTGATAAAGGTTATGATTATAATGAGATGGCATCATGAGTGGAGATGATTTAAATAAAAAAACATTTTCAAGATTAGTAGAAACATATGTTAGAACTCATAAAGATTGTCCATATATAGATGCTATTATTGATGTATGTGAAAATAATGAAATTGATTTAAGAGATAGTAAAAAATTAATCTCAAAAGAAATAGTTGAACATGTTGAATTTGAAGCAAGGCAACTTAATTTATTACAAGGTGGAAATCCAACACATATATTACCTCAATGACAGGATATGAAGCATTTGTACTACATCACGCCATTAACCTACACTTTAACAGAGGTTATGATTGTTGGAAGTATAATTTTAAAACTAACGTAACTGAAAAAACATATTGGAAAAGACCAGATAAATTTCAGTTAACAAAAATTGGGAAAAGATTTAAAAATAAAGATGATATAATTTTGTATTTTGCATCCCATCAAATTGCCGGAAATACATTCACTGGCGATATGATAAGAGATGAAGATACATATACACAGTTTTTAAAACGTATAGATAGTATATCATATTTGTTTAAAAATGAATTACAAGAAATTTCAGATGATGGGTTTGATTCGCTTTTGGAAATAGAAGAAACATATCCAAGAATTATTCATCATTATTTGGAAGACACGGTGTCTTTAGAGACAGTGTGTATAATAAATAAATTGACAGGTTTTATTGAGTCAATTAATAAACAAATCACGGAAACAATTATGTGGCCTGATTTGCATAACAAGATAACTAAATATCAACCTTTCTTAAAGTTTGATGAAAGTAAGATGAGAAAGATTATATTAGATATTTTTACATAATGATACAAAGCAAACGAAATATAAATTAATATAAATTTTTAAAGGAGATATAATTATGTCATTTCAAGACTTAAAAAACAAAGCCGGTGCTATCTCAGCAGAACTATCAGCTGCAGCTTCAAGCACTACAGAAAAAAAATCATACGGTGATGATCGTATGTGGAAACCCACGGTAGATAAAGCAGGTAACGGATATGCCGTTATTCGATTCCTACCAACTGTAGAAGGTGATGACTTACCTTGGGCTAAATATTGGGACCATTTCTTTCAGGGACCAACAGGACAATGGTATGTTGAAAAATCTTTGACCACATTGGGTAAAGATGACCCTGTTTCAGAAATGAATTCTAAACTCTGGAATACAGGTATCGAGGCAGACAAAGATATTGCACGTAAACGTAAGCGTCGCTTGCATTATGTGTCAAATATTTGTGTGGTTTCAGATCCTGAAAATCCTGAAAATAACGGTAAGGTATTCTTATATACTTATGGTGCTAAAATCTTTGAAAAGATTATGAATAGCATGCAACCTCAGTATGAAGATGAAACTGCTGTTAATCCATTCGATCTATGGAAGGGAGCCAACTTTAAAATGAAGATTGCTCAAGTTGCGGGATTCCGTAATTATGACCGATCTGAATTTGGTGGTGTTGAAGCTTTAAATGCAGATGATGCTGTGTTAGAAGATATATACAACCAAGAGCATTCTCTTAAGGAGTTTACTGATCCTTCAACATATAAGACTTATAGTGAGCTTAACCTTAAGTTAACTAGGGTTTTAGGTGAAGACGGTGGAACTTCTCAGGAAAAATCAGCAATGGCAGAATCAGTTGATGATTCACCATTTAATGATTCACCAAATGATGTTAAAGATCCTATCGCAACAGCTGCTGACCCAGTAGCTAGAGCTGATTCGGATAATGATGACACCATGAGTTATTTCGCTAAATTAGCGGCTGAAGCTTAAAAGTTAAATCAGTTTGAGAAGGGGACGAAAGTCCCCTTTTTTAATTATAGCCGTTATAAGACATACCATAATTTAAATCCATGTGATCGTGTATAGATATAAGCGCTGGGCCAATAGGTTGGTCTAATGCATAAATATTTTGAACAACAACTGCACCGACATTTGATGATGCATCAGTATGATTTACAAATTTCTTACCAGTATCACCATCTTGACGAATGAGGCTATCTTTAGCAGCGATTTTAGCATCTATCATCGATTCTGCAGCTTCTTTTAGCATTAAAGCTTTAGCTTCTGCAGCCTTTTTTAATTCATGTTGTATAGTACCTTCTTTAGCTTCTAATTCTTCGTTTAATTTAGGGTCCATTGCCGCTATTAACATTGCTACTCGTTCTGCATCTACTTTCGTCCAGTAATTATCCATAGTTAACACACCAAGATTTCGTTCATCAGCCTGATTAATGAAGGCTTCTGCTTCAACATTACCGTCCATTGCTTTAATTAAAGCATTTTCTAATGATACAGTTGATTCAGGGTCATGAATATCAGCTCCTGAAAATCCTACAAAAGCGGCAGCTGCAGATTCTAATGAAGTATATATCGTATCACTATGAGGGTCTGCTGGATTAATAAATGCACCTGTGTCTGCATTAATAAGTTTATTATTTGGTATTTTACCATCAACTGTCCACCCTGCCCAATCTGTAAAAGCATCTGGAAGAAGATAAATTAGAGCATTTTTTACAGCCTCACCTACATCACCTAGTACAGTCCACATTTTACCAATTGCCTCTTCTACAGTATCAAACCAAGCTGGCATTGTGAATAAACCACCAAAAACT